GGATGTGTATTCTGCCGTGAGGTCTTACACCGGAGGATACTACACCGCAATGAATGAGTCGCTTCGGATAATGACGAAATCGGGGAAATTTGTCATGCAACACACTCCGAAGTGGACAAGAAAGACCAGGGCTTTGCAAGGGTTCTTAGTTAACGCTCCCCGTCCTCCTAAAGATCTGGTGGTATGGAGAGGGACTGATATCATTGGGCGGGTTGTAAAAAGGAAAGGGAAAGAGAATTATTTACGGGCGGGCAAACTAGCCCGGAAAAACGATGTTATGGACGGAGACATTCTTCAACTGGATGGTTTTCAATCGACCGCTATTAATCCTGAAAAGGCGTGGGCGCACGGGCATAAGGTGATGCTTGAGATTCATCCAACGTGTGGAGCATATGTGGATATTATTTCCACAAATAGCGGTGAGAGGGAATTCATCATGCCACACGGTCAACAGTTCCGTGTGGCGGGAATAAAAGAGTTAAAAGTAGTCAGGGAGGGTGTTACTCAGTTATTGAAGGTTATTCAGATGGAGGCACTAGGTGGCTGTCCCAAACTCCCGTAGCGAAGAAGAGTTGGAAAAGGATTTAACTCAACCAGCCAAAAATGTTCGCTTTCTCTGGATTGGCCCGACGAACAAACAAATCGAAGTTGCTCAAAAACGGATTAGGAAAGGGGAATCGGAGAGCCGAGTAGTTGATGAATTATTTCTGGAGGTTTTAGATGCAAATATTCATTACTTGAGAGATCAATTGGAGAGCTTGACAGAATGAAAGAGACACGGCTAGAGTGGAGGAGGAATTATGTTGAAACCTGTATTAGATAGCCTTGACCAAGTCCCTGAAGATTTGCGGCAACATTACACCTCATCCGGTGATCGGTTTGTTTTAGACCTTGACGGGGAGCCGCAAGGATTCGTGAAGCGGGATTCACACGTTGAGCAGGTCAATAAAGTTGCCGAATTTCGAGATAATAATGTGAAGCTTAAGGCCGATCTTGAAACGGCTCAGGTGCAAGCAAGGAAATTGGAAAGTTACGGGGATCTCGATCCTACCGCAGCTCGGGCCGCGCTGGAACAGGTTGCGGAACTCGGCAAAAAGGGTGTGCGAAAAGCGAGCGATGTTGATGATGCCGTCGCCAACGCTCTCCAGTCTTTCAAGAGTACGGAACTTGATCCTCTGCGTCAGTTACTGGTCGATGAAAAAACCGCACGTCAAGCTGCTGATCAAAAAGTATCGGATACTGCGATGCGGAGCGCTGTTCTTTCACAGTTTCGGGCGGCAGGAGGCCAAGACGCAGCGGTTGATTTTGTAGTCAGCCGCGCACGGGAAGCATTCCAAATGGACGGAGATAATATCTCCGCGAAACCTGGGGTGTATAGTAGTGATAACCCAGGAGAACCATTAACTCTTGGCGAATGGATGACTTCTCAGACGAGAGAGATCGGGTTTGCGTTTGGGACGAGTAACGGCGGTGGGGCTCATACTCAGGATGGAAACCCCACATCATCTTTGCCCGCAGGAGCGAAGTATCTTCGCAATCCAACGGCTCAACAACTCGGGCAGTTTGGGAAAGATATCGCAGGAGGGAAATACGTTATCGTGAACGAATGACCGCGTATACAGAGGGGATGGAGGATCGGGGATCTGCCATCGCCTGATACCCTTGCGGGGCAAGAGCGTATCCAGCTTCGGGGAGGCTGACTGATGACTAACCTATCAGTTGACAAGGAGCTTCTTCATGGCTGGAACGATGGTGACGACTAACATACTCCAAACAGTTGTTGCAATGGGTTTGGATGCGCTACGGCAGCAGGTTGTTCTCCCGAAGATTCTTAACAGGCAGTATGAACAGGAAATCGTTGGTTCTCGTAAGGGTGCCACGGTTAACGTCGCAGTCCCATCTGCGATTACGGCACGGTCTGTCACGGCAGATGTAGTTCCGCCAGCCGTCACAGCAATTACTCCAACAAGCGTCAGCGTAACATTGGATCAATGGTATGAGGCTCCATTCGCAATGGACGATAAAGCAATCGCCCAGACGCTTCGAGGAATTATTCCGATGCAGCTGAGTGAAGCCATCAAAGCATTAGCCAATAATATCGATGATTACCTGTGGTCACTTTTTGATTCGAGTGCAGGGATTTACGGCTACACGGGGACGGCGGGAACGACTCCGTTTGCTTCCGCAGTAACTAACTACCTCGATGCACGGGCGATTGCGAATAATCAACTCATGCCGATGGATGATCGGTATGTGATTCTTGACGCTGACGCAGAAGCGAATGCTCTTGCGCTCAGACCGTTTCAAGATGCTGGTTACGGTGGTGGCAAGGGCGTGATCGTAGCAGGAGATATCGGTTATAAGATGGGTGCCCAGTGGCTAATGAGCCAGAACGTGCCCACGCACACCGAGACAAATTCTCCAAGCTCTTGGCTTGTTAATGACGCATCGGTCGCGGTCGGAGATACCACTCTGACCGTCGATGGCGGATCAGGAGCGCCGGTTGCCGGGGACGTGTTCGTGATTGCAGGATCGACGCAAACCTACAGCGTTGAAAGCGCAACCTCAACCGTGATCACGATGAGGCCAAATATTACTTACGCATACGCGGATAACGCAGCCCTCACTTTTAAAGGCTCGTATGTTTTGAACGCTCTCCTACATAGAGACGTTGCAGCATTTGCAATGGCTCCTCTGGTACAGACGCAACAAGTTCCTGGGGACATGCAAGCAACGGCAATCGATGAAGACAGCGGTCTTTCTTTACGCCTTGAGGTGACCAGACAGTATAAACAAACGCAATGGGCCCTCGACGCATTATACGGTGGGGCAATTATCAGGCCGGAGCTTGGCGTGATCATCGCTGGATAGTAGGTAACTCGCTCAGGGTGCGCTCCTCCGGGGGCGCACCCTGTTCGCGGAGGTGACGAATGGGGATAGTTAAAACGCTGCTCGTAACTCTGCTCAAAAGCGGAGCCCAAGCAGTCATCAACGCTTCAGATTTTGATCCTGCTGTTCATCGGTTGGGTGCGGCGACATCTAAACCTAAGAAAAAGGCAGCAGCGAAGACGGGGAGGACTCGGTAATGGCCGTCTTTCCCAAACGTTCAACGGCGATCCAGACGCTCAATCTCACCAACACCAACGCGGGAACATATATCAGCGCAGAGGTATCCATTTTGATGGGGGCGAGTGTAATCGCGTGCCAAGCCGTTTTTGTGCGGGGGGGAGGCGGCACGACGACAGATGTTTTCCTTCAGACAAGCCTCGATAACGGATCGACCTGGATCGATATCGCACAATTTGCTCTCGCCACAACAACCGTCACGAAAGTATCAGCGGTGAGGCCGTATATCGCGCTGGCCGCGAACGTCACACCGACCGATGGCGCGTTGTCCGACAATACGATTCTCGACGGATTGATTGGCGACCGGCTGCGGGTGAAGACCGTGGTCGTCGGCACGTATAGCGGCACGTCTACGCTCAATGTAAACATCTGTATTAATTAGCCATGGGAACTTCAACTCTCGTCGCAACAGCGAAGAGCACCACGGCGAACTCGTTTTGCACGCTGGCCGAGGCGGATCAATATCAAGACAATCGGCCAGCCGTTTCGACGACGTGGGCGGATGCATCCGAAAATAATAAGATACGAGCGCTTCTCTGGGCTACTCAATTGATGGAGTCGCTGTTTACCTGGACGGGTTACGCGACAACGACAACGCAAGCCCTCGGGTGGCCGCGAACCGGATTGCTGGATCGTATTGACGCGAGTTTGGATTCCGACACTGTGCCGGAAGAAGTGAAAAATGCAGAGGCAGAATTTGCTCGGCAACTCTTGGTCGCAAATCGTGGGCAGGACAACGAAATTGAATCGCAGGGGATCTCAAGCATTAAAGCGGGGTCGGTGTTCCTGCAATTCACCGCGAATCAATATAATAAAGTTATTCCAGATGTTGTCTATCTGATGATTCCATCGGACTGGTTTAGTTCTGTGAGGGGCCGCATTACACCAACTCGTATCGTTGAGAGGGCTTCATGAGTCTCGCCACGATTCTTCAAGGCGGCATCTCGATTGCGAACGATGTGACGAATTCTCTTCAAGCCACCGTGACGCACAAGGCGTTTTCGGCGGTGGACGGCTACGGAAAAATCACGTATGCCACGGGCGTGGCTCGCACTGCGATTGTCGAACGTCGCCAAAAGTATGTGCGAACGGCGACCGGGGAAGAAAAATTGTCTCTGGCAAGGATCTTATTCCTTACGCCTGTGTCGGTGGATGAACGGGATCGTTTCACATTACCGGATTCGACAGAGATGCCCATATTAAGAATTGGCGGTCCAATCGATCCGACAACTAACCAAGAGTTTGTCGTCGAGGTGGAACTTGGCTGAGAATCTGAAGGGTGAAAAAGCTGTTCAGAAAAAATTAAAGAAAGCCGCGAAAGTAATCCCTGCTGAAATGGGCGCTGCTCTTTATCAGGAAGCTTTATTGATCATGGCAGAATCGATGCGGCGAACGCCGGTCGAGATCGGTACGCTCCGAGATAGTCACGAAACGAGCGAACCCCGGTGGAAGGGAGATACGGTGCAAGTAGATATCCAGGTGGGAGGACCAGCAGCCCCTTACGCCAAGATCGTTCATGAGCGCGTCTTTGCCCCTAGCGGAAATCTTGTAAAGCATAAAACGGGGAGAGCAAAGTTTTTAGAGTCTGCTCTTTTTGATGGCATCCCTGGATTGAGAGCACGGGTTGCAAAGCGAATTCGGTTAAACAGGTTGGCGTAACGTGGCAAATGTTTTAGATGATCTTGCAACTCGAGTAGCGACAACAATCAGCGGAACTGTAGGAACGGATATTTTTAAGTCAACGATGCCTCCGACTCCCGATGCATGTGTTTCGATTATTGAAACGGGTGGTTTAGCTCCGACACGAGCATTTGGAACCGCAGGGATTCAATACGAACGACCAGGCATTCAGTTTCTTATTCGAGGGGCTCCGAATGACTACGAGACTCCCCGAACAACGGCACAAACGATGTTCGAGAATCTGGCGACGATTGAAACAGAAGATTTAAGCGGAACAAGGTATTACCTAAGTGAAAATCTTCAAGAGCCATTTCCGCTAGACGTTGACGAACAAGAACGACAGACGATTGCTTTCAATATGGTTTTCACGAAGGATGTGAATGCATGACATTACCGACGCCACCAACGGTTCCTTCTCTCCCGAAAAGGAAATGCTCCTGCGGGAATGAGCGGTTTCAGCCGGTTCTCGGTGGGAAAGAGGTCTGCATGTCATGCGGGTATGAACGGGAGGCTAAGTGATGGGAAGATTACGCGCAACCGTTGATTTGATGTATCCCACGGGAGCGAGTTTGAAAACCGTGCTAGCGGCGGGTGGGATGTCGAAACTGACGACTGCGCAACGGGAGCGCGTGAAGTTCAAACACGTCAAGGCGGGGAGCTATTGTGATGACTTGCCAGCCGTTTCTAAAGCCAGGTTGCTTGCGAATGGTTGCGTCACGGAAGCAGGAAAGCCATCTCCCCGAAAGGTAACAGCCAAAAAGACAGTCGTTGTTAAGACTGGCGGGAGGAAGAAATAATGGCAGCGGGAAAATTCGGACCAGCGTCGGGGCTGTTGATGGTCGATGGATACAATATGCTCTCGAATAAGATTACCGGGCTCCGAGAGAAAGCCAGCAGTCAGCTAGTGGAGACAACAGGGATCGGAGATACATTTGAAGAACAGGCACCAACTGGTTTGACCACGGTTGAAGTGGTTCAGGAGGGAGCCTTCTTCGATACAACTGCGAATTATTCTCACGCAGCGTTTTCCGGGTCGGTTCCGACCTCACCGCAAGCAACCACAAGAATCATGTGTTCAGGGTTTGCAGGACAGACAACTGGTTATCCGATGGTCGGCTACCAAGGGAACTACACGCAAGACTACGAAGTCGTCGCTACGCTTGGTGACCTTCAGCGGGCCAACGTCACATACGCGATGAGTGGTCAAAGGGATGCGGGGGTGATTCTCCAGCCGCTCGCGGCACAAACGGATAGCTGGGACACCACTTCGACACCTGTGGATAACTCGGCATCAACCTCAGACGGAGGCGTGGGGTATATCCAATGCACCGCAGCGTCGGGGTTTAGTGGCTTTGTCGGAAAGGTCAGGCACTCAGCGGATGATGTCACGTACTCTGACCTCGTATCGTTCACCGATGATGTCTCGGCCCCGTTTGCGGAACGTGTGACTGTATCGGGGACGGTGAACCGCTACCTCTCTTTCACCGGAATCATAACTGGAACCGGGAGCATCACGGTGTTCTGCGGCTTCTCTCGTTCATAACAATGAGTGAAAGAATGACGGTGGTGCTTAGATTTTCTCGATCATAAAGGAGAACAAAAATGGCAGGCAAGTATGGTCCGGCGTCGGTTAGTTGCACCCTAGAAGATTCTCCCGGAGGCACGGCGAGGGCTTTGACGAATTTCATTCTTGAAGGGATTTCGATTAAGCAGACATCGATTCTGCAAGATACGACAGCCCTCGGGGATAGCTTCGAAGAGCAAACGCCGACAGGAACAAAGAGAACAGAAAATATTACTTTGACCGTTATATGGGATACAACGGGAACCACGGGAAC